CGTTATGATACCAACTTAACGTTTTCTGAACTGCGCAGTTTGTATGACAACGAAAACCCAATCGCTACGAATGCCTACAAAGCAAACGTCTATGATTTGATGGACGCAATGAAGCGTAGTGAAGAAATCAACCCTGATATCGCCCGTGATCTGATCAGCGGTCTATGGGAACGCGCCGAATGTACACGCCTAGCAAATCTCGCATTAGAGGCTGCGGAAGGTAACAAGGATGCATGGAACAATATCATCGCGCTTGTCGATAAAGGACGCGAATCCTTTTTGCCAGATGAAGAGATTGAGTTCGCACCAGACGATATCTATGCCCTACTCGAAACAGCAACCGACGCGGGACGTTTCCCATTCAACCTTCGCACACTGCATGAAAAGGTGTACGGGATTGGTCGCCGTGAATTCATGGCAGTTTATGCTACGCCGAACGTAGGTAAGACCGCATTCATGTTAACGCTTTGCGCTGCGCCTGAAGGTTGGGCGGACCAAGGCCATTCTATTTTGTACGTTGGTAATGAGGAAGACGTGTCCCGTTCGAAGTTACGCGCAATCATGGCGTACACTGGAATGAACACTGCGGACATCCAACTTGATCCACACGCCGCAGTCACACGCTATCAGAACATCAACGACAAATTAAAATTCCTGAACTTTGTCGATCACGATCTGAACCGCCTTGATGCAATTCAGGCAAAGTACAAATTTGATATCGTCGTAATAGACCAGTTAGATAAAATAAACATCAACGGAAACTTTGGTGCCACGCACGAAAAACTGCGCGAGATTTATCGCCAAGCACGGGAGTTTGCCAAACGGCATGACTGTGCAGTGATTGGTATGTCCCAAGCCTCGAACGATGCGCGTGGTAAGACCCGCGTTACTCCATTCGAAATGGAAGGTTCGAAGATCGGTAAGGCTGCGGAACTTGATCTTGCAATCGGTATAGGCGCACTGGACCAAGGCGACGTGGTGGACACCGAACCTGACATGACGCGATACCTGACCGTTGGTAAGAATAAACTTAACGGTTGGCACGGCACAGTTACTTGCATGTTGGATTCAAAGGTGTCTCGCTATGTGGTTTAAATCGGCAGTGGTATATGACCTAGAAACGAAAACGTCATGGATCGGTGAAGAAAACAAAATCAGAGACAACAGCCCAAGGAACCCAGATAACTTTCTGGTGTCGATCCATTGGAAGTTCTTTGAGAATGTACACGACCCAATCCTGTTGCAGCACGATCTGCAAAAGCCAGTCAAAACGGCAGTCATTCAGCATATCGAAAAGAATGAGCCTGACAGTCCAAATGAATTCATCGAAGACTTGAAGCGGGCCGATTGTAATGTCGCCCACAATAAAAAGTTTGACGATGGTTGGCTCGTAGAAATTGGCCTAGAACTGCCCGAACACGGTTGGTGTACAATGGTGGGCGAATATATCTTTGCCCGTGGTAGACAGATTGAAAAATCATTGAAAGCCACAGCCGAACGGCGGGACGTTACTCGAAAGAAATCTGATCTGATCGATGCAGAGTTTAAAGCGGGTAAAGAGTTCTCTGAAATCGAACTGGCAAAGGTGATTGAATATGCAGAGGCCGATGTACAGTCCTGCGCAGAGATATTCATACAGCAATTAGAGGATTTGAAAGAGCCTGAAAACCAAGGACTGATCCATACGTTCAAACTGATGAATGAAATGCTTTTCTTCTTAGTCGAGATTGAAAAGAACGGCATTAAAATTGATTTGGATGTACTGGAAGAGGTGGGGCGAGAGTTCGAAGAAGAGAAACAGGCCATTCTAAAGCGTCTAAATGAAATTGTACGCGAAGTGATGGGCGATACTCCGATCAACTTGAATAGCGGACCCGATCTGGTTGCAGTTATATATTCGCGGATCGTCTTGGATAAGGTTTTGTGGAAAGCCACATTCAACCTTGGCCTAGATTCCCAAGGCAAGCCAATGTACCCGCCAAAGTATTCTGATGCGAAGTTTAATCGTACTGTTCGTGAACAGACGAAGGTGGCGAAACGTACAACAGCGATGCATTGCCACGATTGCAGCGGGACAGGCTACATCCAGAAAATAAAAAAGGATGGTACGCCATATAAGAATAAATCCCCCTGCCCGATCTGCAAAAAGGCGGGTGCGCTGTATGTCGAAACCACACAAGTTGCGGGCCTAAAGATGATCCCAGAGGGCGTGAATGATACGTCTGTGCATGGGTTTAAAACTGACAAGGCGACACTGGCGCGTTTGATCGAACAGGCTAAAGACAAAGGCAACCTAGTAGCACAAGAGTTTCTTGAAAAGATTGCCCGCCTAAACGCGGTGAACACCTACTTGGATTCATTTGTTACAGGAATTCGAACCTACACTCGAAAGACAGGCTTCCTTCACGCCAACTTTAACCAGACTATTGCGAGAACTGGTCGATTATCGTCTTCGCAGCCGAACTTCCAAAACTTGCCCAAGGGCGGAAAGTTCCCTGTGCGCCGTGCTATTGTATCCAGATTCGAAAACGGTTCCTTCGCAGAATTTGACTACTCTGGTTTGGAATTCAGAGTCGCAGGGGAAATCAGCCGCGATAAGCAAATCATCGAAGACGTACTGACAGGCAAGGACGTTCACAAACAGACTGCATCTATTATTAACCAAGTCCCTGAGTCTTCGATATCCAAGGATCAACGTCAGGCTGCGAAAGCATATACATTCGCCCCGTTATATGGTGGGCGCGGATTTGGTGAGAAGCCACACGTCCGCAGATATTTCGAAGAATACTTCGTTCTGTACCGTGGTATGGCGGATTGGCATAAGCAGTTGTTCGATGGTGTTTTAGACAACGGCATAGTCCGCATTCCATCTGGTCGAGAATACAAGTTTGAAAACGTCCGACGATTGGCGGGTGGTCGAGTTTCGAACGCCACAAACATCGTTAACTATCCAGTACAAGGATGGGCGACAGGCGATCTTGTGCCTCTGGCCTGTGTTAGAGCATTCCGCAAATTTAAGGAACTAAATCTGAAATCAAAATTGGTGCTGGCCGTACACGATTCAATCTGTGTGGACCTTCATCCAGACGAACACGACCAAGTTGTTTCCGCTATCCAATGGGCAATGAAGGGCGTGGTAGAAGAGGCAAAAGAACGGTGGGATTACGACTTCGTATTGCCGTTAGATATTGAAGGATCGAAGGGTAAAAATTGGATGGAACAGGACGATATTCCATTGACTAGTGTACATTGTTAATGGTAATCTAAAGAACCACTAATAAGAGGACTCAATATAATGAGCAGCACTGAAATTACTACCGTTGACCAAACCGAAGTACAGGCACTACTAAAGCAGTTGGGAACCGTAGAAGATGAACAAATTAAGGTCGCGTTTTTAAACACGCAATATAAGCCAGACGACAAGCAGGGGCGGGATGTTAATAAACACCGTGGGTCGTTTTATCTGAGTAGTCAGACAAACCCTGTATACGCCAAAGAAGTTAAAGCACGTTTCTTGTGCCAACACTTCCAGTATCGCGTAAGCAATACGGAACCACCCTTCAACACCATCAATAAAACAATTTTGATGGATGATATTCGTAAGGTTGCAGAACCTATCGATATGAAAGGCGGTGTACGCTGTGGTCGCCCTGATCCAAAGGTTTGGAGAAATCTGGATTCTGAGGATAAGAAAAACTACAGCCACATCAAGGCGTATAGAATTTTGAAAGGCATTGTCACTTATACTGGCGAAACAGCCGATGGTGATGAAGTCACTGTGGAAAATACACCTTTTCAATTATGGCACAAAGGCATGAACTACATGGGCTTTGACCGTGAGGTGGTAACACCGCTGAAAGGTGGAAACTTCCACAATACGTGGGTTGATCTTTCCAATAAAAAAGATGGTATGGCATACATCACCAACTTTAACTTGGATTTTAAAACGCCCGCAGCAATGACCCAAGACGTAGTGGATACACTGAAAGTGTTCTTGGACATGGTGAAGCAGGAAAACGATCTAATCGAATCCTCTTGGCATAAAGCGAATGCTCCTGATGGTTATGATGATGCGATTGAGGCTGTTGCTGAAATCCTTCCAGATGACGATCTAGAAGCAGACTTCGCTTAACCCTTTCCAACTAATTTAGAGGGGCTTCGGCCCCTTTTATAACCTCGGAAGGGGATGGTATGTCTTTGTCTATAATTCCTGCACAATTGCAGATGGTCATGGAAAAACTGTCAAACGGCGAACCCGTCGATGTGGCAGAAGAGGTGATCGAAAAAGCAGTAGAAGAATTCGAAGAGGTTTTGCGTAAACAATTAGGGCGCAATAAAGAACCCTTTCGTATTCGCATGTCGAACTTTGGTCGCCCTACTTGCCAGTTACAGATGGAAAAATCTGGGGCAGAACGTTCTAGATCACCTTACAACCATATTCTGCGCATGATGATTGGTGACGCTGTTGAGGTGTATCTGACAGCCCTACTCCGCATTGCGGGTGCTAACATAACAGGCGGAAAGGACGTTGTTTCGTTCCCTGTTGGTGACACCACAATCAAGGGCGAGTCTGACATCGACTTCGATGGTAAGGTTTGGGATATCAAATCGTCTTCGCCTTGGGCCTACAAGAACAAGTGGTCTAAGGGCTATCGCGCATTAGCAGACGACGACAGTTTTGGTTACATAGGCCAACTGTACGGCTACTCTGCGGGCCAAGATAAGGAAATGGGCGGTTGGGTAGTTGCTGATAAATCGTCTGGTGAAGTGATCTTTGTTGATGCAGAACCAAAGAGCGGTGAACTATCCGAACTATACATGAAACTGTCGGACAGTGTTCGCAAAGTCGAGAGTGATGCGCCATTCGAGCGGTGCTTCGAAGACGAAGAAGAATTCTTCAATCGTAAGCCCACAGGTAATCGTCGCCTTGGAACACAGTGTTCATTCTGCGACTACAAACATGCGTGTTGGGACAACTTGCAATACAAACCGCAAGCGCAGTCCAAAGCACAGAACCCACGTCACTATTGGTACACGGAATACAATGAAGCGGAACCTGAATAGGCGGGCGATACAAGCAGGGTATCGTTCTGGCCTTGAAGACAGGGTGGAGAAAGAACTTAAAGAGGCGGGATGTAATGCAGAGTATGAGCCGTTCAAAATCCCATACACAGTACCCGCCTCTGAACACAAATACACACCTGATTTTGTCCTAGAAAACGGGATCGTGATCGAAACCAAGGGACGGTGGGATATCGACAGTCGAAAGAAGCACAAACTCTTGCGGCAACAATATCCAGACCTCGACCTACGAATGGTTTTCTCGAACTCCAAGGGCAAAATCCGCAAAGGGGCCAAGACCCGATACTGCGACGTGTGTGAACAATTGGGAATACCTTACGCAGATAAGTCTGTTCCCGAAGAATGGATCAAAGAGAAGACGAACAAAAAGTCTCTCAAGATCATAGAAGAATTGAGGAAGTGACATGGCACAAGAAGACCTAAAAGCACCCAAGGACTCTGTTCGCATTACCATGCGCATGGAAGACAACACCGACTTGCGTGTTTCCTTGGGGTGGAACTTTTCAGACGATCTTGAAGAGGTTGCGGAAGAGAACCTTCGCTACATTGCGGAAGGTGTCATGTACTTGCTTGCAAACCAGATCGACGACCTAATCCAGATTGGCCTCAACCTAGAGGAAAATCAGAAAGAGGAACCGTTCGAACATGACGGGGTAGTTATCCCGTTCCCTACTACACAAACCAAACATTAGGAGTGAATATGAAAGCACATATGCCACCATTTCCCGATGTAGATAATGTTCATAAGTTCGATGAAGTGAACAAACCAGAGCATTACAATTTCGGTGAAATTGAAGCCATTACATACATCAAAGATAACTTAGGTGAGGGCTTCATTTATTACCTTGATGGGAACATCAAAAAGTACCTTCACAGATACCAATACAAGGGTAAGCCGCTTCAAGATTTAAAGAAAGCGCAGTGGTATCTAAACCAATTAATTAACGAATTTGAGGGTAAGCAATGAACCTAGGCGAATACCAACATCAGGCATCTAAATTTGCAATCTATAACGATGCGGACATTGTTGTTTATCCCGCACTTGGACTTGTATCAGAAGCAGGGGAAGTAGCGGGCAAAGTAAAGAAAATCCTACGGGATCAAAACGGGCAGATGTTACTGCCAGAGAACCGTGAAGCAATCAGTAAAGAGATTGGTGACGTGCTGTGGTACATCGCCGCCCTTTGCAGCGACCTAGACATCGATCTAGACGAGGTTGCCCAAGAAAACCTGAACAAACTCAATAGCCGACTACAGAGGGGCGTATTGGGGGGTTCGGGCGATAATAGGTGATCCACTACGTTAACCGAACATTTTGTTCATCAGATTGCAGGAACATGGAATGTTATCGGTTTTTTGATGGTGGGGTTCGTACCGATCTAGAAAAAAACAAGATTGATTACGAACTCCACGATTTCTCGCGTGTTTGCGAAAACTACACTAAACCAAATTAGGAAAAAAATGAAAAATAATTATC